CTAGGATAGTACCTATAGCGTCTTGCCCTATTTCAGTGCTATATTCTGCTGAAGCATCTTTCCATACTACGCCGTTCCAAACTTGCATCACCCCTGTGCTGCCGTCTGTTGCGGTTGCGTCTGTGCAGAATAGGGTTAATCCGGTTTGGGGTGATACTATTGCGTTTCTTTGCGCTATTGTAAATGACGGGAATACACCACCTGCCCCGCCAATAAAAACCCTGCCTATCTTCCCCGCCGCGCCCCCGTTACCCGGCGCTAATGAGATAGCGCCACCAAAAGCGTCTACCGAATTGCCGCCAATAAGTGAAGCAAATCCCCCGTTTTCCCCTGTAAGGCTTGAATTGCCTGCCCTTAACTCAAAAGTGCCGCCAATCGTTCCATTACCGGCTTGTGCTAAAAAACTACCACCCCTGTTTGTATCGTCGAAGTTGCTACCGGCCTGTAAAGTAAAACCGCCTCCTTGATTTCCCAATTCTCCGTTACCTGCATTGATTTGAAAATCATTTGCGCCAGACCCATCACTATTTACTTGTGTCTGTATGGTCATAGCGTTATTCAAAGGTGCTTTTATTACCATTAGTCCCCTATCGGTATACATTCCAGATGTAGGGTCAGCATCAAAAGAATATTGAGACTCTCCATCCGGCGCAAGTAGCGGCCAATTTGCGGCCATCATGTTTTCAACTGTTCCCACGTCTGGAATACTGCGCGGGTTGGCAATTATGTCGGCAGAATAGTCGTCGGCATATTGGATTCCCAGCGTTGTGGCATTGTTATCAAACACTTTTAGGGTACCATCTACCGAACTTGCCGTCAATCCTATTTGTCCGGTAGATTCAATTGTTACAGTGCCTCCATTTATTGCCCCGAAATTAATAACACTGCCATTGGCCGTGAATGCGCCATTTCCAGGGTCAACGACAAACTCTACATTGGTCGTACCATCGTCGGAAAAAAATCTAAGACCCCGATCATTAACATTTACCAAATGTGTAGTGCCTGCCCCATCATCATATTTTTGCTCCCACATAGTCCCATCCATTGTGAAAACAAACTCCGGGGTTTCAGATGTAGCAATAGTTCCGTTGGGTATTGTACCGCTTCCGCCACCATTTACAAAGCCGGTTCCTAAAGCCCCGTTTTCGGATGCTATTAAGTCTTTGGTCAAACCAACGTCCGGGATGGAGCGGTCGTTGGCGAGGATGTCGGGGTATTCGATGTTATACTTTGCTCCCTCCCAATTTGCTGCATCAGATTGTATCAACAAACCGTCATTGTTAAGGAATATTTGATGATTTTCATTTGCCGTGTTACGCCGCAAAAGCATAAACCCATTAGCGTCTTGAAAAAAATTGTTAAAAAACGTGCCACCTTCTCCGTCGTCATATTCCTGAGACATTGACATTTGCCCTGCCGATATAGTTTGAGTTCCGTATAAGAAACCGTCATTGCTGCTAAATGTCAGTATTTTATCATTAATCGTTACAGCCCGATTCGCGTCAATCGTGCCGTCTGCCGTGTATATATTAGGTACTTCCACCGTCCCGCCTCCACCGCTAAGCGTGAGGTCTTGTCCGGCAATGGAAAGGGTTTGAACGACGTTTGGCGCTGTGTTAGTAATAGTTAAGTTATTAGAAACATTTGCCAATGATACGCCTGTACCAGCAGTAAAGATGACATCTGTACCAGTAGATGAATTGAGTGTTACTGGTGAAGATGCTCCAGTAAATGTAAGATCCGTCATTGCTCCACCAACAGTACTATCTACATAATCTTTAGTTACTAAAGATAATGCGGTGAAGTTAGCAGAGTAATCAGCAAAGTATTCTAAGCCGGCAAAGGTAGGATAAGTCGAAGATATAATTCCCATTTGAGAACTAATCTCTAAGCTTACATTATCTCCAGTAGTGTTATGTTCAGCGAATAGTTTGGCTAAATCGGGAGATACGTTAACACCACTACCTACATCTGTTGCTATGTCATTAACAGTAAATGCTGCTAATGAAGGGGTTAAGTTTATAACAGAGCTTCCAACAGTAACATCTGTAGCATTTAATGTAATAGTATCCTCTAATATTAGAGAGGATTGCATTACGGTATCGTCGTAAAGAAACGATAGGGGGTTATCAAACGATACTACCCTAGTTCCTGTTATGGTACCATCATTATTGTATATATTAATTAAAGACGTAGTAGGAAACCACGCAAAGTCTGTGGCACTATCATCCCATTGTAGTACGTAATCCGCTCCAGTTGGAGGAGGGAAATAAATTTGTTCATTCGACAGGTCCGTATATACCAGCGAACGAGGTGTGGTAGACTTCAGATTCTGTTTGTCTATCCTTGATCTAGTTGCTGCCATATTAAGTTGCGGTGAAATAATCTATAAGTACTTTATCTGATGGAGTGAATGTAACAACAAATGTGAATTCTCCAGTCAGCATGTTAAGTGAGTAATCAGAACCTTCTTCTTGCCGTAAACCATTAAAGTATACTTTAGGTTCTGTATTAGGAGATATAACATTAGCTACTGTAACCATATTACCCGTAAGTGAGATAAAGACTTCTGTTAAAGGAGTAATTACGTACCACTGTCCCCCATAATAATATATGAAGTCACCTGGATCAGGTGTATCTACGAGAGTTATGAAAGTGGGGGTGATGTTTACCCAGTTAGTACCATTAAATCTTATGTACTGCCCATTAGAAGGAGCTGTAATTATTACGTCAGAAAGATCATCTAGTGCTCCTGTAAAGGCGGCATTAATTGTAGTACCCGTAATGGATAGTCCTGTACCTAACTGAAGCAGCGCAGAGGCTCCAGCTGAAAAATCGTAAAAGTATATTCTATCTGCTGCGGGAGCAACTAAATCTTCGAATGCTCCTATTAAGTCTAATGAAATAGTAGGGTTAGCTATCCCACCATTACCGTTGGCAATGGTAATACCATTACCAGAAACAGCAATATCTCTCATGTTAATGGTACCGCCTGAGTCTCTTGTAAAGAATCCAGCTGTAGCAATAGTACCTATCTGTGCGAGATTAGATGTTAAACCTACATTAGTACGAGTATTAGCACCGTCATTAGCTACTTGAAATCCATTAGTATTGAAGTTGAGGAACGGTTGTTGAGGCATAGCCACGCCCATAGCTTCTATGGTTGTGTACGAAGAAGACGAAGTGGTAGATGCAATAGTAAGAGTATTGGCTACATCATTATAGTTAAGCGTAATGTTAGCACCCGCTACGAGTAGGTTAGAAACTCTATCATCTACTGCTTCTGAGAAGTCAGTTACAGCTGTCGCTGGAATTCCGATTGGAATAGTTGATGCTGTGGATAGTCTTCCCTTATTGTCAACTGTAAATGTAGCGTAGGAAGCGCCTAGGGCAGACCCGTAAGATCCAGCAGTTACACCAGTTACTATCAAATCTGCAGTAATAGAAGGAGTAGCATCTGAGTAAGTAAAGTCTATATTAGAGGAATCTACTAGTATCGTACCTACAGCATCTTGAGCCTCCTCATTAGTATAAGCTGTGGCTGTAGACGCTATAACAATAGCTGAAGAATCCGTATCATCTATAGTAATCCCTGTTCCAGCCACCAAAGAAGTAGCAATCGTATCTTGAACATCGGTAGTAAACGATGTTATCTGTGACGTAGTTATCTGTATAGGAGTAGTATTGACGGCTGTCAACCTACCATTAGCATCCGAGGTAAGTACCAAGGAAGTAGACGCAGATCCGTATGAACCTGCTGTTACTGTAGTGGGTAGCAGTATTACTTCTAGTGCTGGAGTTGTGGTAGGATTAGTTATATTCCATTCTAGATCATCGTTATCCACACCTGTTATGGTGGTAACTGATCCATTAGATAATACGTGGTATCCTTTAGTACCAGAACCATTAGTTCCGTAATAGTACGAATTGCCTGGAGAGGCTACATCATTTACTAATCCTAGATTACCCGCAGCTAGTTCTATACTTCTATAAGGAGTAATAGCTTCCACTTCGCCTGTACCAGCTGTAGACCTACCTATAAGTCGATTGGTAGGAGAAGCCGTAAGTTTGTTATAAAGTGATAAGGCTACGTGATAACGCTCTCCTACTAATCCTCCTTGTATACCAGAGAGTGAATTGTGAGCTGATACGGCAGGCTGATCAATAGTCCAGTCTGTACCATCCCATATAAAGGTGTCTCCTAGGGTCGTACCGTCAGGGAACTGGGCAAGAGTAATAGTACCATCTAGATCACCAAGATCTATGGTGGAAGGATCTAAGTTAATAGTTACGTCTGAAGTGAATACTTTGTTAGTTCCTCCTGTAATAGTGAGAGTTGTTGAAAGTATGTCTCCTGTAGTAGGAGAACCTGCCGTCTCTATAGCAATCTCTAGTTCCTGTAAGGCATTCTTAATAGTAGTATTATTACTAATAATATTGCCTGAAAACGTGCCTAAGTTAGTTGCTCCTGAAGCTACACCATCTAATGCGAGTAAACCATTAAGGTTTATCACGTTAGTGGCAGTCATAACACCAGCCTGTACGGTTGTAGCAGCCGTAATAATGGCAGGATCTCCGGTGGAAGGTGTGATGGTTACAGTAGTAGCATCGAAGGTAGGAACTAAATCAGTAGTAGATGTTATAGCAGCAGTCGCTAACAGAATGGCTTCGTAAAGGTTTACGGAGTCATTATACATTTGTATCCCTGCCTGCGCCTGAGATAGGTTATTAGGTTTATTGGATACGTTTATGGGAATGTTAACCCTTCTTATTCTGTCTAACGAGAGTGACATTTATTGAGTTTGTTTAGTGTCTTAGGTAAATACCTTTATAAGTAATGTGATTTCCGAGTGAATAAAACCCGAAAGATATGGCAGCATCTAAAGCGTAGTGCCATACAGGTCTCTTCTCTCCAAGACCTATAACTACACCGGCGCCTAGCATACCAACCTGATTAATAGAAGCAAGTAAGTGTTTAGCATCTGTGAATACGACAGGCTTGTTAAAAGGTCCTATCTTAGTTCTTCCATTATCTGGTAATCCATCTACGTACTTGTTTTTCCAAGATACATCAGGATTCCAGTAACGGGGGTTTGCTTTACGGAAACGAGGTTGAAATCTACTTTCATAGTGATGAGCTGTGACTTCGTGTAAACCCCATGCTGCACCTGATACAAAGGAAATAGAACCTGCTAAGAGCGGGCGTTTCCAGTTGTACTTTTGTGCGCTAAGAGTTAGTGGAAGAGTTAATAGCAGTGCAATAATTAATTTCTTCATATATGGGCATAAAAAAAGGGGACCCTCTGTTAAGAAGATCCCCTTAGAGTTATTCAGGTGTTACAATAGAAGCATTAGAAACAGCAGATGCTAACCAGTTGTTTAGTACACCTTCGAAGGTGGCCAAATATGGGTTAGTGGTCGTACCAGTAGAGTATTGTGGGATAAGCACGATCTCTTTAGCTGGACGGATCAACTGATTAAACATGTCAGTTTCTGTTACGTTCGAGTGATGGATGGTGTACGTAGTGTAGACCAAAGCCGTATCAACTGGAGAAGGGAAAGTGATGACCGGATCTTCAGTGTGACGGTTAGCGTACTTACGTTGTCCTTCGGTAGCTTTGTACATCAGATCAAGTACACGACCAAGTCCTTGACCTTCATCAGCATAACCTGTTTGGGTAAGAGTGGTTTGTGTAATATCGAATCCAGTACGAAGACCTAAGTTCAGGCGTACTTTAACCTGTGGAACGTAGTCTACGTATACTTGAGTCTCGTCAAGTGCCATAAAGATGATAGCATCGTTAGTAGCAGTTAGGGAAGCAGTATAAGTAGCGGGTTCTATAGTCCAAGTAAGGTCAGCGATAACACCACCAGCGATAGCAAGAGCTGCGTTTTTAACAGCAGTAGCTTGATCAGCAGTGAATGTGAAGCTTTTAGTGCCTTGTGGAGTAGTGATAACTGGAACAGCATCACCAGCAGCGATTGGATCAACGCCACCAATCTCGACACCAGATCCGCCAGCTTTCAGGATAGAGAAAGCAACAACTGGAGCTTGTTGAGCAAAACGAGCGCCTGGAGTCAGAGCTTTAGAGTTGCGGTTAACGTTATAAGCAACGTTGTTCAGAATCCAGCCTTGAGCTTGGTTAGTATTCAGGTTCAAACCCGTAGACGAGAAGTCTGGAGTGTCGAAGCCTACGTTCAAAGAAGACTGCTCTTGAAGAGAGTACATCTCTTCTTGGCGACGACCTTTGAATGCGATCTCCATCATGTACGAAGTATTAGACAGAACATTAGGTTCAGTCAGATACCAAGTAGAAAATGCAGGAGCGCGATAAGATTGCTTAGTTACTTGAACTGCACGACGGCCGTCGATAGGTTTAGACAGTTCGTAAGGACGTACCCACAATGGGTGAGTAGCAGTAGCAGTCTGAGAAGTAGTAGAAGTAGAGTTACCCTGAGCGATCTGGATAACGGGAGCTTCGGTGATAGTAGGTGTGGCGTCTGTGTAGACGTTCATTGCCGTGCTACCAAACATAGAAGCTGAGATAACAGCCAATTGGCCGTCAGCCAGAGTGCCTGGAGTATAAAGGTTACCCGAAGTCGGGATAGCGGTTTGACCTTGTTTTGCAACAAGGAAGTTTTCAACACGGCGCGCCGTGGTTCTAATATTACTCATGAATAGTTATTTTTTGGTTCTTAAGCTGTATGTATTCCGGTGACTGTGCTGCTAAAGAAGCTAGCTGCACCGCAATATCTACTAACTCAAGATGGACATTTGTCGGTAGGTCCGACGTAGTTGGTGGGTAGGTTGTACCGTCTTGATATGTGTAATTACCTAACGACATTCTGTTAGGAGTTTTAATGTATTCAATGTAGACCTTCTTAATTGTGTAAGTACCAGGGTAGATAAATATAGAAGGGCTAATCCTATCTGAAGACAGGCCGAAATTGTAGGGAAGAAATTCTTGCCCCGGTGTGTTGAAAGGATCTTTCAGCAGCTCTCTGTAGTCGTCGTGTTGTACGAACTTTAGAATAATTTGGCTTTCACAGTTAGGTGATGTGAGAACGTCCGCATAAGCAGACATCATGTGGAAGTATGGATACTCCAAGTTAGATAGATTAACTTCGTATACACCAGAATCCTTTACAGGAGTTATACTAGGTTGTATAGGATACTTAATTATAAGTGTGTGAAGATCGTCTATTCTCTTTTGTGTAGCTTCTACCCCCTTGTACTTCAGATTGGATAAGGCTGAAAACCTTTGATTAACAAATACTGTCTGAGCCTCATTTAAGAAAAAGTCTATCTCGTAGGGGTTGAAATCAATATTTGATAAGGTGTCAATCCTGTCCATTGAGAGCTTAAATGCGTAATGAAACTCTTGTATTGACATTATTTATTAGATAGGTGTTGCATTTCTTCTACCTCAGGACCTCTCTTGGGCGAGAGAATGTATTCGATAGCCTCGTCATATGTTTCACCGATAGTCACTTGTCCTGCTGGGCGTACGAAGTAGTATGAACCTTGACGCTCGTAGACGACTTTAGACTCGATAGCATACTTAAGAATGTGCATGGCTTCAAACTTCTCTCTACCATCATTGGTTTTGAGTAAGTTGTATAGATTCATGAACTTCTCAATATTAGAGCCTGCTGTGTACGAGGATGATTCGATGTACGTAAACAATGTGTTAAAGATCTGTTCAGTAGTCATCTTAGAAGAAGCACCTACTGAGGATAAACCTAGTAACGCAATCAGCTTACGCTTGTGAACTTCAGTCAGTTCCGAAGAACCTAAGGCAGACATGGCAGCAACTTTGATAGCTGTCTTCTGGTACTTAAGACCATCAGACTCGTTTTCCAGGGCAATGTAGTGAGTAGCACGTGGCCACTTGTGTTGACGCCATTCTGTTTCAGAGTTGGCTACATATGGTGAAGCAAGTAGAGTGTAATACCCCATCTCATCATCCATATTGTTAAGGTCAAACACAGTACAACCGTCTTGAAGAATCCAGCTCTTACGTTGAAAGTAAGAAAGGTTCTCATCAAGTGGTTTAGTACCGGCTACAAATGGTGTATTAGCGAAGTAGCCTGCCGGCTTATTCCACTTTCTCTCAAGCATTTCCTGCATCATCACAGGTTCACCGTTCTCACCAATCTTGGTCATCCCGGTTTTTGGGTCTACATAAGGTGTGTAGGAGATGTAATTACCTAATCCTCCTACTTTAGGAGAGTAGAGGGCAGATATAACATCTGTACATCTGCCCATTTTCCTCTTCTTTAGTTTTATTCCTGATGAAGGAGATACGAAATTTGATAATCCAGTAGCAGATTCCTGTAAATGGATTGAGTAAACAAAAACTAATTTAGACATTTTTACTTGTTTTGGTCAAGACCTTCCGAGCTAACGCTTACGGAAGCATTTTCTATGATTGTTTGAATCGGGTCTTTCTTCCCGAAGTAGTTATATATAGCTAGACATATCTTAGAAGATACCGTACCTACTCCGAAAGCTGTAATAGTTTCAGGAAAGTTAAAGTATTCTACTATATACGGAGCTATATAGAATGCTGTAGCTACACCAGATACAACCTCTATGGAAATAGTTAAAGCATCCTTCTTTTTATTAAGAAGAATACCTAGCAAGGTGCCAAGCAAAACTGGAGTAGCTAACTTGTACCTTTGTTCCATAGTGATTTTTTAATTTGTTCTACAGCAATTGTAGCATTAAGCTTGTATTCGTCAGTTTTAAACACTTCTGTACTTGATGTAGAAGATACAGACATAATATATACAGCTTTTGGATCTGATCCTAAGTAATAGACATCGGCTGCTTTAATACCAGAAGATGAGTAAATAGTCTTAAGAAGGCCCTCTTCCATTTCTGGTATGATATAATGAACGCTGTTATGCTGAATAAGTGTGTGCAGCATACGTACGTACACTTGATCTATAGGCAGTTTACTATACTTGGTTTTCACAGAAACTACAGGAAAGGTGTAGTCTTCGTGTAAAACTGATACGTACAATTGTACTTTGGGATCTATTAGGCCGCCGGAGTTTTCGATTTTTAATACCAAGACGCGCTGTATATCTTTCATAGATAAAAGACTGCTCATCGCATCGTATAGCTTAACTACTCGCTCAAGCTGAACCTTCATAGTGTCTCTTTCAACATCCTGCTTAGCGCGGAATTTAAAGAGTTGAAGAATCATTTCTATAGCTGCTTTGAGTAGTTCAGTATACATCTAGTAGTCGTAATCGAAAATCAGTTCGCCAGTTAACGTTACGTCGCGGATGAATAAGCCCATGGAACCTTGAACACCTACAGTGTAAGAGTTAACTAAGCCAGAGATCTCATTACCTTTAGCAACACCATTAGGTCCTACGAGGCCACGAACGATACCGTGAGTAAATGTATCTTTAACACGCAGCATAGAGATATTAGATTCACCACCTTGCATAGCAAAGTCGAGGAACGTCATACGAGCCGAATCAATCGGGTATGCTGGGTATTGTGGGTGGTAGCGATTGCAGAATTCTACGGAGTCATAGAAAGGGTTAACAGTAAGTTCAACCACGATACCTTGTGGAGCATTGTAGCGTACGTACTGTGCACCGAATGCCAGACCTGGAGTAGAACCTACTGAAGGAGCAGATTGAATCCAGTTAGTATCAACTGTCAAGAAGCCAGAGGCGACAGCAGAGATAGCTTCGTGGAACATCATAGCACCAAGAGTACCAGTTACTACACGGATACGGCGATTCTGTACATCATTACGAGCAAAGAAGATCGACATCAGGTAGTCACGCAGACGTGCTACAGTCAGTGGAGTAGAGTACGCTTCAGTCCAACCGTCTTTAACCTGCTCACGCAGACCTGGACCAGTTTTGATCATGTAGCCAGAAAGGTCAGGAGAGTTGGATTTTTTACCCAACAACATTTGAACTTCCATAGATTTGTAGAAAGTATCCCACATACGGGCTTCGTAGAAAGGAAGGAACTTAGATACTTTAGACTCACGGCCCATAGCATCAGTAACCAGGAAATCTACACCTAAACGGCCTTGCTCGCGCATAGCGCGGTCAGTAACTGTAATCTTCTGAGCGAAGAAAGATACTTGGCTTTCCAGCATGAAGGAGTTAGGAGCCTGTTGACCACCGAAGTCGCCGTTCAGCTCACTAGCTACGCTCGTCCAGCCTTTAGTAAAGCGGGAACCTGGCTGCATGTAAGATTGTGGAAGATATACGGTAGGGGAATCAGTCTGGCATTTAACGATGTAAATGTAACCAGTACCGTCTTGAATAGGGCCATCAACGATAGCAAGCGGAATGTTGTTGTCTTCTGGAAGAAGGACGTCAGGCTTAGAGTAGTAGTCTACATCCAACTTGATGCGGAATGTAGTGTTGTTCAAACCTGAGGTAGTGTTAGCATCATCAAGCAGTTCTACGATGCGAGCTGTACGCTCTTCTGCGCCTTGCAGTTTCCAACGATAGATCTCTGTGTCGATTTCCATTACGTTCTTGGTGCCGATCATGGAAGTCAGTGGCTTGATGTTAAAGAAGTCTGACTTAGAAGAATAGATCTTAGCCAGGGTGTTTTGAAATACGTGTGGTTTGCCGGTTTCGTAAGCAGCTCCCAGATATTGAGAGTCAACGAAGTTGCCACCAAAGCCGTCGTACTTCTTAATAATTAAAGAAGATTGTGCGGGCATGTTTTATAGCTCGTTAAATTTCTCCAAGAAATTCGGTGGTTCGTTACTGGTCGCTCCAGTGTGTGACGCTTTGGGCTTGGAAGTAAGTTTTTCAGTTAGTAGTGTCTTAAATTTAGTTGTTTCTTTCGTAGCCCCCTTCTGCTCTATTCTCTTAGTAGATATGCCTTTTTTAGGGTCATAGTCTGTCAGTAGATCAGCCAGTTGGGCTAAGTGTTCAGGATTGTTGAAGATCCTTTCCACGGTGTAATTGAATTCAGTAGTCTCGACATCTCCTATACGTAAACGATTATGAAAGAAGCCTTTTACTTTATTTCTTCGTGTATCGTCTAGTAAGGTAGTAGTCTCGATAGCTTTAGTAAGCTCTTCGACACGTCGTTTACTTTCTTCAATCTGCTGTTCCTTCGCTCTTTCAGCATCAGCTATCAATTGCGCTTGCCGTTCAGTCTTCATCTCAAGAAGCTCGTTATAGGCTTCAGTGGCTGCTTCGGGTAAATCATCCTCGTTGAGGCGGGCAATTATGCGCTGTATTTTGGCATCATCGTAGTTAGATGTAGTCTTGTAGTGTTGGAACAGGATAGCTTTTTGGTCAGCCTCACTATTAGGGTCGAGGTGCTCAAAAGCTTGGGTAGAATACAGTTTAACATATTCATCTACTGAGTTACCCCCTTTAAGGGCGTATGTCAGTAGAGGTTTGAATTGATCTGGTAAAGCATCAAAGAAAGCATCAGCAGTCTTTTCGTATACCACTTTTTTAGATAGTTCGAGAGCCTCTTGAAACTTCTCGGCTGTACCGTCGAATTGAAAATCTTCCGGTAAGTCTAGGAATTCAGCTTCTTTTAAGAACTCGTAAGTTGACGTAATTCTGTCATCTTCTTCACTCTCTTCAATTTTGATTGGCTCAGGTTCTGTAGCAGTTTCTACAACGTCTGTTATCTCCTCGTCTTCGACTAAAGTAGTGGTCTCGCTAACCAGTTCAGGTACAACGGGAGCCGTATTAAATGCGGTGTCTGATAACAAATCTTCAAATCCAAAATCTTCCATAAAGGTAAATTATATTGTTTTTTTAAAGGCTAAAAAAATGCAACTAAGAATTTTCACTAGTAGCCCTCTTTTTAGAAATGGCCTCTTTTATGTCCAATTCTCGGTCTTTTTGTGCTGCTTGAACTCTGAACTTTTCTACCTCGAAAGCATCCGGGACCTGATTTGAATTGATGTCCTGATCCTTAACAAATTTGAAAGTTTCGATCTCAGCGATAGTAATTTCGTGTAGACGATCTTTCTCTTTTTCCTGGGCTTCGTAAGCCTGTTGAGCCTGTTGAAGTGCTTGTTGATGTTCCATTTCAGCCTGCATTTGAGCCTGCTGTTCTTTGGATGTAGACTCTTCAGAAGCTTGTAGCAAGCCTTTAACTTCAGCAGTAGAAGTAGAGGAGTAAATGGATACCAAATCAGAGAATTTAATCTTGTTAGCTTGTAGTGCTCGGTCTGACAGAATTTGTAAGTTGTCGAACAACTTAAGCTCTTTAGGAGAGTCTGTTACGAATATCGAGAACTGAGCATTATCCAAATCTGCTGGAGAGATCTGAAGCGTGGCTAGCGACATATCGTCCAGTACGAACTGCTTAGTGATGGATTTCTCTTTCCAAGCTGCTTGCGTTACGTTAAGAAGTGTAGCTAGAATGTCCTGCCACAAAACATTGTGCTGGAAGAAGTAAATCTCCGTAATTACAGCAGATGTTTGTATATTAGATTGGGCATTAGTTACGGCCTCATTCTGTCCTATCTGTCCCTCACGCTGTCTGGTAACACCAGCTACGTCAGAGATTTGTTGGTCGATAGCAGCTAGCAAGTTCACGTAGTTCATAATGTGAGCCGTATTAGCCATATCTGTCGAAGACTGCACAGAGGATCTCTGAGCCTGTCCTGGCATATCTGCATTCTGTAAAGAGTTGTAGATATTCAGGTTAAGATCGTTGATGTAATATAAAGTCTTCTCTAACCCTAAGTCAGGATCAATCATAGATACGTCTAGGTTGTATACCTTACCCTTATCTTGAGCAATCAACTTCTTAAGGCGGTGCATTACGATAAGATAGAGATATTGAAACGGCTTCATCCTATCCATTAAAGAGGTAGGAGCTGCGTTGGTAGCATTGTACACTACACCATGATAAGACAGTTTAACCTCGAAAGGATTATCCATAGATCTGAACTGGTGTGGCACCATACCTATCTGACAGTAGATGTCGTGATTAATACGAACACCTTGCCATACTTCTGGTATCCAACTCCATTCTAAGGAATACGAAGTAGTAAGATCTTGCCAAGTATAGTACTTGCACTTCTTACCATAGTCCTTTATAACAGTAGTTATAGTCACATCTTTAGGTACAATGAAGTCCTCGGAGACGATTGTTTCCTGTGGCCCATCCTCAGTAGTGTAAGTAAGAAATCCTACTTTCTTCTGTGATACCCATTCAACATGCTCTACTACGTGATAAGGAGAATTAGCGCCTGAACCGAATACGCCATTAGTCTCATAAGGACGGTGACCGTATGTGGCGTTGTTCTTAGGAAGGACAGTACGAAGTGTAGATCCACCTTTCTCTTCTTCTATCTGACGTATTTGTTCCTGATTAAGGTAGGGCGAATATAGATCTAGAACCTCACCTGTAGTCATGTAAGAGCGGTAACCAGCATACATAGAATCTTGTATGTACTTGGTCTCTGGGGATTTGTGGAAGAATAGATTAAGAGGATTAAGTATCTCTACCCTTGGTTCATTATTCTCCATAGAGATGTATACTGCCTCTATAGAGGAGATGAGGGCATGTTTGAATCCCTCGTTCTTAAGCTCTTTAAGTGAAAGTTTCTTAGTAAGATAGTTGAGAATCTTATTGGCTAAAATCTCTCTGGCATCCATGTACTTAGTGGACATGTAACGTTCTATCTCTTCTGGGGGCATTATGTGTTTAGTACCTTCCTCTAGTAACTCTGGTTCGTACATGGGAGAGATAGAGGAAATCGTATTCTGTATCTCGGAATAGATATAAGAGCGAAGA